AAAATTCAGTGCTAACCAGAATGCCAAGAGACTGCACGGCGCTCAACGACATCACAATGTACAGTCCACCAAGACAAGGTGGAACCCATACATGTCATCTCGAATTTCCCGTTCGAAGAAAGGAGTGAGGAAGGCCGCTCCTAAAAGGAAGCCTTCAAAGAAGTTGTCAATCAAGTTCAAGACTGGTGTCTCTCGCAAGAAAGCGCCAGTCTCTCTGGGGATAACGGTACATACACGTACACCTCAGATGAGGACGATTGGCAGGGGTGGGCTTAGAGTTAGCCACTCCGAATACTTCTCCGACATCGGGACAGCGAATTTCGCCTGGACCCTGACTGCAAACTCTCCTTATGCCATCAATCCTGGGAATGAATCTATGTTCCCATGGTTGACTGAGATTGCTCAGCGTTTTGAAACGTATCAGTTTCACATGCTGAGATTCAGATATGAGCCAATGGTAGCGACCACAGTAGGTGGTGCGATCTATATGGCTGTGGACTATGACTCGACTGATCCTGCCCCGACATCCAAGCTGAACATGCTCTCTTACAAGAGTGCGGTTCGTGGACCTGTTTGGGAGTCAATTTCGAATCATTGTGATCTGAAGGATCTCGGTCAGATTAAGCAGAGAAACACCTTGAATCAGCCTCCGCCAATTGGACAGGATCCAAGACTCTATAACGCGGGTAACCTTTGGGTCGCCTACGATTCAGTCAATCCTGCTTCCAACGGAGAGCTGTGGGTCGATTATGATGTTGAATTTCAAACACCACAATTGACCACGGTGGATGCGCCAACAACGATATCTCTGGCGGCTGGGCAAGTTGCCTCCAATCCTTTATTGGGAGCAATTGTCTCATCAGCTGCTAAGATACCGCTTGCATCAGTTGGTCTCGACACGACAGGCACCGCACGGTTGATTATCAACAAAACCGGGCAGTATCTGTATGACTCCGTCCTTGGGACAACGACCACTGGAAACAATGTGGCCGATATCTTCACAGGCATTTCAGGTGTTACAACGGCATTATCGTCGGCGCTGCCATTTACATCGGCGGCGGCCACCTCGATAGGTGCTGTTAACAAGACGGGGTACATCCTCAACGTCACCCAAGCGCCGGCCACCCTAGGCCTGACGACTTCGGGTCTGAATGGCGGAGTCACGCTGACTGGTTCCAAGATCACGATTGATCGATTGGGGCCACCGTCGTAACCCGACAGTTTGTGGAACTGTAAACACCACGCCCAAATATTACTCAGGGGGCGACAACCTGGGTACGGCAGTTCTCTCTGCCGATCATAATAAATAGAGAGCCCTAGTTTGTTAAGGGGGGCAAAACCCTTAGATTGCTTTTTGGTAGGAAGCTTAACCATCAGATTCTGGCTCTGTAAAAGCCACGGCGTTTTTAAGGTTCGCAGAAACCTACCGGAGGGGAAAACCCCTCCGGGACCCAGGAGAAGAGTGATATACTTCTCCTGGGTTGGGGCTTGCTTACGGCCCCTCGATCAACCATACACGTTGTGTGTTGATCGTAAAGCTTCAACTTGCC